TACTATGATATTCATAGGTTCTTGTATATCATTTATGTTAAGGTGAGAAATCCTGGGAATACTAAGGAGCGAGCTATTAAAAATTTCATCGAAGAGCTTATACCGAACAAAGAGTTCCTCGAGTTTAACGGAAAATTCACCAACCAGGGATATCTACTCTCAGATTACCACGTCGCCCTCCGAGCAAACCTTCCCACCTTCAAGACTATTTTGACACACCCATTCTTAACTGGTGAGAAATCACCGAATAGACCAAAGACTCTCGCGAATGCTCTCAAAATGCTTCCCAAGCCTAAGACTCCCGTCAAGGTTAAGACACCCAAGGCTAAGACTAAGACTCCCAGTCCCAAACTCTCAACTACGGAAAGGAAGAAGAAGATGAACAGTGCGATTAAGAGGGCTGCGGCTGCATTAGCTAAGCCCAAAGCCAAACCGGCGCCGCGGAGGAGACCTGGTGTTGTGCGTCCCAACCCAGTCCCCGAGATTCAACCAGCCAGTCCCGAGCTTGGACCAACTGCACGAGCTATAAAGAAACTCATGGAAAAACAAGCCGTAAATGTAGAAGCCATAAGGTTGAAAATGGGTCTCCCCCGTAAGATTGGTGGTGAACCACTTCCTCAAAACTTAATGACTCCCTCAGCTAGGAAGAAATTTAACGAAAAGGTGAAGAAGAAAATGGTCGAGAACAACGAGGCACCTTATAGTGTGATGTCCCCTTCCAATATGATGGAATATGCAGCGAAGATTGAGAGTGGGAGGAAGAAGGCTGCGAATAAGTTAAATGCCAAAATCAAGGAAATCAAGGCTACCAAGGGTAAGACACCCACACCCGTTCGTCTCAAGGAGAAGTTCTCTTTCGTCAATGTAAAGGGTAAGAAGCGTGAATTTGTCAGGAAGTTTGCATACGATAGGGCTTTGGCTAAGAACAAGGCTGAGAGGGCTAAGAAGAACGAGTACTGGAGGTCTTTCGTTGACGTAAACGGTAAGAAGCAAGAATTTGAGAGTAAGTCCGCGTATCATGAGGCTAAGCAAAAGAACTTGCAAGCTTACGCCGCCAAGTTCCAGAAAAAGATCAATAATCAGATTGAAATGGGACGCAAGGCGCGGCTTAACCCACAGAAGTACTCGTTTGTTGACTGGTATGGTAGGAAGCGTGAATACGTGAGAAAGGGTGCATATGAGAAGGCTTTGGCTAAGAACAAGGCATTTAGGGTAGAAATGGCGAAGCCAACATTTTCGGAAAGGGCTCTAGTGAAAAGGCAGCAACGCGGTCAGCCATTTTATATGATGACACCTCAAAACGTAAGGAACGCCATAAAGGGTGGTAAGAATATGAAGTTTGTTGGAGGATCAAAGGGTTTCAAGACGGTCACACCCAAGGCCAAGACGGCGACACCCAAGGCCAAGTGGTCTAACGCAAATAATAAACAATTCATGGAATTATTGGCACGGGAAAAGAACGCACAGAGAAAACTTGCGAATAAGATGAACAAGGCGAGACCTCTCAAGAATGGACCATTAGACCCAGCTGTTGCGTACGCTCTCAATACTCCTAAAAATACCAAAAAGATAAACAAGTACGTGAACAGTCTGACAAATAATGAACGCAATATGCTCAAAAAGAAGATTTGTCAACCTTAAAAAAATATTTACCTATAATAAAATATGCAGCGCTCAACAATTTTAGTTGCAGTGGCAGTCATCCTCGTTGCGTTCTTACTCTACAGGAACAAGACCAAGGCCTCTCCAGGTGGTAAAAAGTGGACCGTTTACGGAACAAAGGGGTGTGGGTGGACAGTCAAGCAGTTGGAATACATGAAGAAAACGGGTACTCCATACACTTTCGTTGATTGTGACAAGGGTGGGTGTGACGGTATGACCGCTTTCCCTACCCTCAAGAGCCCCAACGGTAAGAAGATCGTTGGATACAACGAGGTTTAAATCATTTATTATTCAAGAGTTGATTGTATCAACTTATCAATAATGAAATACGGGAATTTAAGGGCATGAAAAGTCTCTCTCTTCACCTTTTCCATGGGCACCCCAATGCTGACCAAGTTTGTAAAGTGTAGAGGCTGTTGAACGCGCCGCGTAATCAGTACCAAAAGCATTTTGTAAATCTGGGTACCTCTCACCATAACACTTAAGCTCCGTCACACCTGGTGGGCACACGAAATCCTTATTTTCACCCATACCAACCTCGTAATAATGTTTACGCGCTAATTTGAGATTAGTACCCGCATATGCTTGTACCGCTGGGTAGCGATCAAGGTAGCATTGTGCCTCTGCATCTGAGAGAGTACAGGAATTGGAACGGTTTTCAGAACCATTTGTTGTATAGTTTGTGTAGTGCCCACCAAGAGCCGCTTTATCAGTGCCAAATGCAGCACGAAGATCCCAATACCTCGCACCATAACATTCATTTAATGATGTCTCGTCTGTGGGAATAGTGAAAGTTTCGTCGACCGAATCCACTCCATTACCATCTGGTGAAGGACCAACACTTTCACCACCACTCATCGTCATCATAGCTGAACTGGAAGAACAGCATACAATCAAAAGACCAACACCCGCGAGCATAGGTACGACTGACATTCTTTATTATATGTAAACCTTTTTATTGATATGATTGGTGTTTCAACTTATCAATAATGAAATACGGAATCTATTTAGATACCGCGGACAACCTGGAGAGAGATGGAAAGAATGAACGCGTCGAGAAGGCTGGAGATGGGCTTGAGCACAGAGATGTGCTTGGAAAGCGAACGGTTCCAGACAAGACGAAGAATGAAGGTACTGATGAGAACGTTAAGAGCGAAGATGAGAAGCTCGGTAATCATCTCGGATCGAGACTTGGCGTGAGTGACCTCGTGAAGCATTTTATTACATACTGATATTTTTTTCTAGGCCAATTACAAATGAAAGCCCTTCCCCTGAGTGGTTCGGAAAATAGGTTTACGAACAGGAGGTGGTCAACACCAAAGGGTATTGGGAATAATAATTGTTATGCCTATGCTGTGGGTGACTACGAGGCATACAGGTGGCAAAAATCAATACCCGGTGACCGTTCGGGCCTTTCTAATGGTAATCATACCTACACCCATTGTACTGGACTTCCTAAACGCGTTATTTCCGATAATCCTAAGAGGGTGTACAAAGCGGGTGCAAATGAAAAATGTAAAAAGGGTTATTTCAAGGTTATGATGTTTGTTTCTCCTGGGAGACCGATGAACTACATTCGACAAGGGGATTTCCACTTTTACAAACAGCACGGGATGGTTGAATATAAAATCAAACCCGGAGATACTATCAAAGCTGTAGCCAAATTCTTTAAAGTTCCCGAATCACGAGTAAAGAGGGGTGGTCAGTTTAAGGTTGGTAAACGTGTAATTTTTAAGGCTAACGTTTTCAGTCACAAGCGGGGCTGGGCGACTGGCCCGCTTCTCACTGATGCTAAAGGTAAAGCCATCACTGACCCTCGTAAAGCTTCGAGGGACTACCCAGGTTTAAACTACGAGAAATACTGTAGTTCATTCTGCGTCAAGGATACTGGAATCAAAGTCGGCAAGACTCACCCCAAGATCCGCTAATATACTTTCAACGTCTTCTTGTTGATCCACATCAAAATTAATATCAAATAAATCTAAAACGTCAAATATAGACCCCTCATTCAAGGACACAGAATTAGCCGTTGCTGTGTAATTGTTTTGTATAGTGACTGTAATTTTAAATTGTGAAGCATCGAAAACTTTCCTGCATGTTGGGCACGTATTCTTACCTTGATTTTTCCATTCCTGTAGACAGTGGGAATGAAACATATGTCCGCATCGAAGTGGAGGGTTTATTCTCGTACACTTGACTTCACCTAGACATATGGCACATGTTGACATTCTACAAGATGGTATTAAAGTTTTTTCGTGGATTTAGCTCAGTTAGTAAATACCGGGCATTTTGAGAAGAGGTTTATCACAGGTATTGCAAGGACCCTTACCCTGCTCCGCCTCTTGGATCTTAGTGACGAGCTGGGGTCCCTGCTTCTGGAGAAGTTGGCGGTAAGAGTAGTTATCCTCGAAAGAAATTCCATTTTGCTTCATGACATAGTTGTTAAAGAGCTGGGCTGAAGAGTTTATGGTGAAACACCGACCATCGGCCATACCAAGTCGTTGCGACATATTTGTTACTATAGCATTAGAATTTTATTTGTCTATTGGTAACTGTTCTCATCCAAGAATTAAACCCTTTCTCCCTTAGTACTTTGATGAATGGTTCACATTTGTATCCCAAATAAATATCAAACACGTCAGTCTCTTCTGTGTGTGAGACCCTGATTTCGGGTTTCTCGTTGATATGCTGATTAATGGTGTTATAGGCAAATGCAATCTCCTTCAGTGTTTCTGCACCTGTGATGATAATCTTACCGGTACTGAAGATACTGCACGTAATTTCCTTCATATCCTCTGAAGGTTTAAACTTGATCTTCACAGCGGAATACCTATCCGGTTCAAAGGAAACCTTGAAAATGTCGTCATACTCCTCGAACCAGTTCGAGACGAGATGGAGGTTGATGTTGTAGTTGAGGCTGAAGTTGGAGTTTATCATCACCACACGGAATGAATCCAACGGAACTTCGATTTTCAAACCCAAAAAGGTTTTGAAAATATGAACGAGCTGTGTGATGATGCGTTTGCAGTCGAAGAGATCACAGCATCCAGCCACCTGGATCGAACCGTTAGGGAAAACCTTCACAGACTTTGTGCTGTAACTGTCATGATATGTGAGAGTCACCTGGTTATAAAACGTTGTAGGTTTGAGCTTCCACTCGAAACCTTCCGTCTTAGTTCCCGATCGTCTCATCTTATACGAACCAATTTCTTCGAATAAACCTCGAAGTCGCTTTATATCAATGGTCTGGATAAAGCTTGATACCATGGTGATGGTCGTAATTTTGACCCATGAGGGTCGGGTCTCGTCAGGGAGAGCTTTTCGTATCTCATCGAGAGTGAGGAGATACGAAAAGCTATTATTTGCAATAGTTGAGTACATTTTTGGACATACTTTTTACAATGTGGGTGGCTTCACTTAGGCCTTCGTTTAGGGAATTGTGTATTCCACGACTGCTGGATTTGGTGTGCTTTCGTTCGCACCCTTCGCGGTCGTCAAGACTTCTTTACCGTTCTCCTTAATCGTCCATCCCGCGACATACTTAGGCCTGAAAGATTCAATTTTGAACTTCTTAACCTTCTTAGCTGTGGTCACAGTGAACACCTTTGTATCGACCTCACCCTGACCAGCTTTCCATCCAGACCAGGTCATAGCCTTGTATGACGCATCGACGGGTTCTGGGTCATTCATACCATAGTTATCACCTTCACATTCGTATTCTCCCGCCTTACTGTTACACTTAGCCCACTCGGGTTCTTCATGAATCGTGAGTTGTTCCGGGGTTACCCTTACACCGTCAGCTTCGATATCAGTGATATGAATATTAAACTTGTCTGTGTGTGCAGATTGTTCTGCAACGATAAAATCATAGACGTATTCTGTGGGTTCAGTTTCTACAGGCTTAGTTTCTTCTACAGTTTCACCACCCATCATCATAGAAGCTATACTGGACGATGAACAACATACCATCATAAGACCAACACCGGCTAACATTGGTACAGCTGACATGATCTTTATATTACTTAGAGATAAAATTTTATATAAAGATAATGACGTCATTCCTTAAATCCGCAAAGCGTGTTTTTGATGTGGAGTCAGATCTCTCCTATGTTGAGATTATATATGACCGGTACACGAGGAATAAGGGATACTCGACCTTCACCGATTACCTCAATACAGAGCCTTTCGCTAATTGGGTATCCTTAGAGTCAAATAATCACTCAATTGTTTACGAGAAGTTTCTTGATACAATGGTTAAGAAAACCCTAGAGGTGAGACAGCGTATGGCTGAACTGTCACTCGAAAGTTTCTTAACTTACGATCAAGATATTCGTAAGTATGTGCGTGTCGCCCACGCGGTTAAGATTCTAGATCCAACATTCCAGCCACCTCGTATTAACATGGAGAGTGCTTGGCAAGTGGAGTTTATTAAAAAGTTTTGTAAACAGAGCGTCGTCGACGCGATTCAAGAATGTAAGAAGAAGTCTCGTCTCAAGTATTTCTTCAGCGTACTAAAATTAATAGAATTAGAGCAATAATAACCGCGATAAGAATCCACTTCCAAGGTGTTTTCTTATTGGAAACACCAACCTTAACTTTCTTCGGTTTTCCACACCCTAAACCGTAATCGATGTTACGTCGTGGATGAAGCGTTTTGTCCATTTGGCATGGTTGTCTCTCGTCTTCGCAAAGCCCTGTATCACAAAAAACACTCTTTGTAGGCTCGAAAATACCCTTACCCGGTGTAATTTCTTCAAAATCCTGAAAATTGCCCGTCTGTCTCACACCTCCTGGAAGGGAGAAATCATGTTGGACAAATGGGTTGATGTCATCAATGGCAGCTTGATCATTGAGCATAAACTCACTCATTATTGTTATTACTTCAGATTATATTTCTTGTCCACCATCTTGATTTTATGTTCATCCCACATCTTGTCTAAATCTACATTTAGCATATGTGCCAATTGAAAGAGATAACTGAACACATCCCCCATTTCCATCATAACATCTGTTCCTCTCTCCTTTTTTAGATTTGTCT